GATACACGGCGTCGAGGGCGCCCAGGGTGCCCACTTTGGCCTTGTTGTAATCTCCGGCGGCGGCCGTCAGCCGCTCGAAGAAGGCTTGCACATTGTTCGCCACGATCGCCTCTCAGGCTCGTGGCCAAAGGCCCCGATGGGCCACGACGAGACCGGCCAGTCTCGCAGGAGTTGGGATTCAAAAAGGCGCGATGGCCGCCGCGCCACGACGGGCTTGGCCCGCGGCTATGGAATCAGATCTCGCCCCGCGCGATCCGCTCCGATGCGGCCTGCGCGATCCGGTCGAAGTTATTGAACTGGTAGATGGCATCGCTGGCCCGGGGGTCGTTGTCGGCCATCGTGTACGGCGCCGGGCCGCCCGCCTTGGTGCCCTGGCCGTTGCCGAATCCGGGCCTCGGCGGGGGAGGCCCTTCCTCCTTCTTCGGATCGCCGAAGAGGCGGCCGACGGCCGGGTTCTCCTTCGCCTGGTCGAGCATCGCCCCGATCGCCTCGGGGTCGGGCGTCTCGCCCTTGGCCTCGTAGCCCGAGAGCTTCCAGACGGCGTCGATCACCGCCTCGTCGGCGCCCCGCTCCTTGGCCGCCTGCGCGAACGCGGCCCGGTGCTTGCCCTCGCGGATCTGGGCCCGCAGCTTGTCATTCTCGGCCTTGAGCGGATTCGAATCGATGGCCTGCTCTACCTTCGCGGCCTTGTCCAGCGCCTTGGCCTTGTCGTCCTCGGCCTCCTTGAGCCGGACCATCGAATCTTTGAGCTTACCTTTCAGCTTGGCAATCAATTCGCCACGCTGATCGTAGCCCTTGCGGATCTGATCATGTTCGTACTGGCTGATCTCGGGCATGGTCAGGCCTTCCTGGGTTTCCGCAGGATGTAACCGCTGTCGCCGGCCGGGATGGCCGCGAAGCCGTGCCGCCGCCCCGCCGCCTCGAGCGCGGCATTGAAGTGGTCCGAATCGAGGTCGCAGCCGAACAGGTTCGCCAGGTGGCCGCCCTCGACGGCGTGCTCGCCGCACCGGGCCACGTCCGCCACGGCCGCCGCCCAGTAGGGGTGGTCGAGGCCGTCGAACTCGATCGGCGGCCTCGGGTCAGTCTTGCTGCTCACCGTCGTCCTCCTTACCCTCGGCCTCGTCCCTGGCCTCGTTGGGGTTGATCATCGTCCGCGCCTCGGCCATCTCGGGATTGACCCTCGCCAGGTCCGCCTGGTCGGCCGCGATCTGCTTCGCGACTTCGAGGGCCTCGTCCCGGGTGCAGCCGTAAATCTCCTGGAGCTGCATGAGATGGCTGGCGTAGCCGAGGTTGACCTTGGCCGTGCCCACCTCGAGCATGTCCATCGTCAGCACCGCCAGCCGGGGCGGCGGCCAGGACGCGGCGAGCTTGGCCGTCGCCGTCGTCGCCGCCGCCAGCAGCTCGGGCCTGCCGTAGTGGTTGCCGGCCACCGTCAGGGTGCGCCGCGAGAGGTCGGTCTCGTAGGCCCGGAACATCGGCCGCCGCGCCTCGGCCCGCTTCAACAAGGGCTCCTGCTCCACCATCAGGCTGATGCCCGACGCCACGCCCGTCTGCTCCATCCGGGCCGCGGACATGGGCACCCTCGCCGCCTCGAACATCTGGTTGATGTAGTTCGTCAGGTCGAGCCAGGCCCCCGCCACGTCGATCGTCGCCTGGAGGTAGTACAACCGGGCGAACTCGCCGGGGCGATAGCCGCCCGTGTTGTCGACGACGGGGTTCGCCCGGGGCATCCGGATGAACCGGCCCGGCTCCAGGTCGGGCTTCCACTGGTCCGGCATCCCTTCCGCCACCGGGATCGGATTCATATGCTTCTTGATGGATTCGTCCAGGCTCATGAGCCGGTCGTCGATGGCGCACGACGCCTTGAACAGCAGGTCACCGATCGCCCGGACGCTGGTCCCCCAGACCGGGAAGCCCCTGACCGGGAGCTGGTAGCAGATGAACGTGAACGGCAGGCAGCCGTAGCCGTGCGGGACGGGCGGCCCGTCCGGATAGGCCACCCGGCCGCCCGCCGTCTGGCCGAGCGTCAACGGCCTGGTCAGGAATGTCTGGACGACCTCGTCGGTCCAGAGCCGATACCTGGCCTGCTCGTGGTACTTGTCCTTGGTGACGACGACGAGCGGCCGGGATCGGTCGTCGGGGTCGCACCAGACCGCCAGCTCCTCCCGGCCCCACAGCCGGTAGGTGATCGGCTTGAGCCCGAAGTCGCCGGCTCCCGGGTCGATCTGGATGGCCACGAACTGATTGAGGCTCGACAGCATGTCGGCCGCCAGCATGACGGCGTCGATGTGGTTGTCGGCGTAGACGCGCTGGAGGAGGTCGTCGCCCGCCGCCTCCGACCATCGCCTCGCCGGGCCGGGGCTGTAGACGTGCTCGCAGAGGATGTCGAGGCATTCGGCCAGGAACCCGCTGCTGCGGTGGGAGCGGCCCTGGAAGTCGAACGCGGACTCGGCGTCCCGCCGGAACCGTCGCTCGTACCGCGTCCCGTCGTAGTCGTAGAACGCCTGGCGCTCGGCGGCCTCGTCCATGTCCTTGGACGCGGTCGGGAGTCCGGCCTCGACCTCCTTCTGGTAGGGTAGCAGTTCTAGTGGCATATCAGAATGCGAAGCTCTGGATGAGGGCGTCGGCGATGTCGGGCGAGTGGCCGAGGATGTCGCACCAGTCCTTCTTGGGCAGGAGTCTGGTCTTGCGATTGACCATGCTGTACGTGAGGGCCTTCAACTCCGATCGGAGCCGCGGCCAGTAGTCGGCGCAGGGGATGCAGAACGGCCGCTGCATCAGGTGGGGGCGCCTCGGGTCGGGGGCGAACTCGGGGTCGAGCCGCTGGTGCAGCTTCCAGGCGGCCTCGGTGCGCAGGTTCACGAAGTCGCCCGAGGCCGGCCGGCCGGCGCCCGCGTAGCCGATCGCGTCCTTGAGCCCGTGCCGCGCCAGATAGTTGGGCATCTTGCGGCCGATGCCCATGCGGTCGTAGCTCATCCTGGAGGCCGGGACGTCGTACTTGAGGCCGAGCCGCCACATCGCCTCGGCCGCCTCGTCGAGCCCCATCGTCTTGCCGAGCACCACGTCCAGGATGCCCCAGTCGTCCCGCACCAGGACACACGAGTCGTCCGCGCCCTCGCCCTCGCCCAGGTCGCAGGCGATCCGGCGGGTGGCATGGATCGGGTGGTTGAACGGCACCGACTCCCGGGCCTGGGACGCCGCCCAGTCGAGCCACGCCTCGGGCAGCAGGACCTGGCTCGAGACCTTCGGCCGGATCGCATAGATATGGGCCAGCGACCACAGGCTCTTCTCGCCCCAGTGCCGGAGCTGCTGGCTGATCCAACCGCCCCACGCCAGGCCCCGCCGCTTCTCGGCACTCGGAGCGTCGGGGCTCGCCGTCGAGGGCACATTGAAATGGCAGACCGCCTCGAGGGCCGGGATGTCGTCCCGCGCGTCGGCATCGCCCTGGTCGCAGAGCTCGGCGAATCCCCCATCGGGACGGAGCGGGTTGCCGATTGCCACGACCCTGGAGGCCCCGAGCGAGTCGATGGCCTCCCACGCCTCGTCCTCGACGCCCGACGCCTCCTCGACGATGACGAGCAGGTCGGCGGCGTGGTGGCCGCTGGCCCGCTCGACGCTGGTCGTCGAGTAGCCCAGCGCGGTCCAGCCGGGCCGCACCTGCGCCACGGCCGGGCTCGTCTTGGCCCCGTCGCTCACCGTCAGCGGCAGGCCCCGATTGGCGAACGGGCAGGCCCGGACGGCGGCGCGCAGCTCCTTCCATGTGACGGTGCCGATCGTGGTCTGGCCCGGCCCGGTGACGATCACGAGGGCATCCCTCCGGGTCCAGAGCCACCAGAGGATGATCCCGGCGATCCAGTAATCCTTGCCCAGCATGTTGCCGGTCTCGATGGCGAGCGTGTGGTGGCGGACCAGCGCCGTGCACCACTCGACCTGGCCGGGATACTCCGGCAGGGGCGAATCCGCCGAGCCCCAGTACGCCGGGCGCTGGAGGACGACATCATTGAAGTAGTGCGGGTCATGCTTCGACCGGGCCAGGTGCTGCGCCAGGCGTCGATCCGTGTCTCTGAGCGGCAATGCGGTCGGCCTCGTCCAGGATCTCGTCGATGTCGGCCTCGGGCGGCGGCGGCTGCACCACCTGCCCCAGCTCGATTTGCCCCAGGTGGATGAGCATGCGATCCGATCGGTCCCGGATGGCGCGAATCCGCTGGGCTCGCCGGAGCGAGATTTTTCCCGCCGCCCGCGCGCGAGCAAGCTCTTCGGGGAAACGGTCCCGGATCGTGTCGGGATGGCAGCCGAAGAAATCGGCGATCTCCTGATGGGTGCAGCCGAGTCGGGCGATCTTGTAGACCTGCTCGGCGTCGATGGGTAGCGGCTTCCTTCCCACACGCCTATCTCACCTCTCCCCGCTCGTATCCGGCCCGTCCTGATCCCACCGCCCCTTGCCGCCGGCCTCGCGGACCATGACCCAGCCGACGAGCACCGCCGCCACCGCCAGCAGGCCGAGCCCGGCCCTGGCCCACGTCGCGAGCGCGGCGATCAAGCGTGCCTCCCGAGGTAGCGCCGTACCTCTTGCAGCAGGGCACCGGCCGAGTCGTGGTCGGGGCAGTCTCGCAGGGTCCGGGTCAGCCGCGCCTCGGCCACGAGCAGGTGCGGCTTCAGGTGCGGCCACTCGGCATCGGCCCTGGGCCGCCAAGCCACGCGGAAGAGCTGGCGGGCCCGCTCGATCACGTGCAGGGTGTCGCCGTCCACGTCGGGGATGCCGCCGACGGACGCGTGGGGCGCCGTCGGGCCGGGTCGCGCCGTCGCGGCCTCGGACCGGGGCGGCTCGTAGCGCGGGGGCGGGATCGGCTCGATCGGCTCGTCGCTCACTTGCTCGCCCCCCGCTCGTAAGGGATCGGGCCCGGGTCGGGCTTGCCCTCGTTGATCGCCCTGATCCGGGCCACCTGGACGGCGTCCTCCCAGACCTCGAGCCGCTTCTCGCGCCG